GTGCAGGCGGATTAAACCGGCGGCCATCGGCGGCTGTAGGCTTTCAATGCGTAGCGCTTTATCGGCACGCGGGATAATGGCTCTGGCGGGTATCGGCACGAGCGCTTGTTGCCCGCGCTTAATCAGCTCGGTTCTTAGGAACTCTTGAAACTGCACCGCTTCCACGCCCCAGAGCACGCAGTGGTACTGGCGTTGCAGGGCGATAATCTCGCTAATAATCACATCCGGCAGGCGCTTTTTAATGCTGGCGTGCACCACATCCAGCACGCCCGTTTTGCGCTCATAGCCGCCAATTAAGATAGCGGATGGGTCGCGCCCTTGGCCTAAGCGCCCTAAGCTCGGGTCGCAGGCGCCAAAAAACACCCAGTCGGGGTTTTCCGATACCCAAAACGACAGTGCGTTAGCAAAGGGCGCGTTATCGCCTTGCAGCGGGTCGTTTTGCTGCTCGGCATCAAAGGCCGCCGCGCCATCGCGGGCGCGTTTGACCATTAGCGTATACAGCGGCTGATGCTCCGGCCAGCCTAATACCGCGCCTTGTTCCATCTCGCTTTGATAACGCTGGTAAAACGCCTGTGCTTCGGCTTCGCCTTCGTTTAATAGGATTTCTTGCCAGCGCTCCCATAAATCCATGCGAGCAGGCCATTCGTTGACCGCGCGAAAGGTGCACCGCGTCCATAACGGGTTTGCCAGTAAGCGGGCTAGCACGCTGTCGTAGTGCAGCAGCGTGCCGATAATCAGCACGTCCATACTGTCATCCGCCGAGCCTAAGGACAGCACGGTTTTTTTAAGCCATTGTTCGAGCTTATCGCGCTGCGCTGGGCTTCTGACGTTATCGTCGTTTTCTAAATCATCGCCAATCACTAAATCAGGGCGGTGCGGGCCGTGCCGCCGTCCGCGCAGCTTTTGTCCGCTGCCGACCGCTTGGATTTTTGCGTCGTTTTGCGTAATGACGCTATTGACTTGCCAGAGGCGGCCTTCGCCGCTCTCTTTGGCAAAGTCCATCAGCAGGCGGGCATTGCTGGACAGCTCGGCCTTAATGGCTTCCAGCATGGTCGCTGCCTGCTCGAAGGCATCCATAATAATAATCACATAGCGCTTGCGCCCACTTAAGACGCACCAAAGCACAAAAAGCTGGCTGACCAGCGTGCTTTTGGCATGCCCGCGCGGCGCGGCAATGGCTTGGTGCGTGCCTTTGGGCGAGGCGACTAATTCCGGCAGCCTTTGGTACAGATAACGATGCAGTTCGGCGGGCGGTTTTTTGACGTAGTGCGGAAAGTAGGTTTTGGCAAAGTAGGCAAAATCGGTAAGCGCCTGCTGACGGCGCTTGTGGCTTTCGGCCGGGTCGGCGTCAAAGCCTGAAACCTGCGCTTCAATCTGTGCGCGAAAGCGTGCGCCTAAGCGCTTAAGCTCAGCGGCAAAGGCTTGGCGCTTCATGCGCCCAGCTCCTGCTCTAGACGCTCGCCAAAGGGCGCTAAGATTTCATCAAAGACCAGCCCATGCTGCGGGTAGTGCGCGGCGATAAATCCAGCTAATTTATCCAGCACTTGCATGGCTATCGCCAAGGCACTGGTTTCCGGCAGTACCTTGCGGCTGGCGGCGACGGTTTTGTTGTAAGCATCGGCAAGACTTGCCAGTAGCTGCACTTTAAGCGGCGCGGCGAGGTCGCTATTGCCCTGTACTTCCTCCATCGTGCTTTGAAACTGCGTGACTAAGCCGACCAGCAATTGCCGCGAGACCGTCTCTAATCCGCCACCGGCCAGTAGCTGCGCCCCTTGGGCTTTGTCCCAGTCATCGCCGGCCAAAAGCGCCGCCTGCTTCCAGCGCCGCGCCGTGCCGTAGGCCACGCCGTGCATGGCGGCGACCACATCCAGCGTTAAGCGACCCTGCACATAACTACTGCGCAACGCCTCGCGGGTTTCCTTCGGGTGCGCCATGCGTTAGCGCCCTAATTTCAGTCGCGCTACGCAAACGCCACAGGCGACTAAGGCGTTAGAGACTTGCCGCAATTCTTTTGTCACATCGGGCGTTTGCGGTAGCGAGCGGCGGGCGGTACGGTTTTTTTCTAACGCTTCTAAGGCTTGCGGTTTCATCGGTCTTTTTCCTGTAGATAGCGCACTAAGGCGCGGTGCAAGGCGGCGCAGTGGCCGTATTGGTCGTAAAGGGATTTAAGCGTGATAATCAGCGCGTCCATTTGCCCGCCCTCAAGGGCGACCGGTAGCGGGCAAGGCTGCACCAGTGCTGCCGGTAGCGGCGCGGGCAGCGGCAGAGCGTGCGGCTTCGAGCTGCTGCATGAGGCTTGCGCTAAGGCGGCAATCAGCACGCAAGCCTTGGCTTTCGGCCAAGGCGCGGCGCAGCGTACGGGTGCTTTGTTCATGGCTTTTTTCGCTTTGTTGCAATTGCGCCAGATGGGCAGTGCTGGCCGCTTCGGCCTTAGCCAGCTGCGTGCTGTAAGTGGCAAGCTGCTCTTGTACGGCGGCCAAGGCATCTTCGGCGCACTGCCTGCCAATACAGCGCACCGCTCAGCAGCGCCATCAGCAAGGGGCTGCCCAGCCAGCTAATCCATTTGCCCATCACGGCAAAGCCTCCTCGACGGCGGCGGCAATCTGCGCGGCGCTGTAGGGCATTTGTCCGTTTTCATGTTGGACAATGGCCGCGAGCAAGGCTTGCAAGGTGCGTTTGCCTAAGGTTAGGGCTTCATCCGGTTTAACACCCAGCGCCGCGCTAACGGCCTTAACGTAAGCGCCCGTGTGGTTTTCACCACTGGGCGCAAAGCGGCTAATCAAGCCGCTAACGCTCTGTAACTGATAACGCCGGTAGTAGTTTTTCAGCAGTACCGCCAAGGCACGCAGCCCATAATGCGCCGAACGAAAGCGGCAAAATCGCACTTCTATACTGGGGTCATGCGGCAATTGCCCGCGCCACTGATTGGCGGCGTTATATTCGATATTGCCCGGGTTATGGTTGCGGATACCGCGCGGCAGTTTTAATGGCAAGTCTTTTGTCATGCGGACGCTCCTAGGCGCTGCTTAATCCAATGGCCTAACGCCCCTAAAAACCCTTCGCCGTCGCGCTCAAACACGCGCAGTAACGCGCCCAAAAGCCACCAAGCGGGCAAGCCCGCAATCACCAACAAAGGCGTTGCGACAAAGAGCAAACCCAAGGCGCTGTCTAAGCCATAGAGCGCGGCGACCTGTTCGGCACTTTGGAATAATTGCGGTCGGGCTGAATGCAGTTGCACCACCAATAGCGGGCCGAAAATCGAACTCGCCAGCACGGTGCAAAACAGGCGAGCAAAGCCCTCTTTCACCCCGTGCGGCCAGAGCACTAAAAAGCCCAAAGCGGCGGCAAGTGCCCCTGCGCCAACCTGTACGCCAAAAAGTTTAAGCAAGGATGCGGTGCTTGCCGCTGTGCTGGTAGCTGGCTCAGGCATCAGGTGCACCGCTTGGAAGGAAAGTATTCATACCGCCAAGCTACCCTTTGCAGGCAGGCATCTTGTGCTGAAGCGCTTCAGCACCTTGGGGTTGGGGAGGGAAAAAGCGTTAAAACAAGGAGGGCTGTGCGGCTTGGGTTTCGCCTGTAAGCGGCAGTTTTAAAATATCCCAAATACGCCGGTCGGATAACTGAAACTGCCGCGCCAATTGCGCCACTATCGAGCGGGCGCTTTTGCCTTGGCGCAGCAAGGCTTCAAATTCGCCATGAATGGCCCTGTTGCGTTGCTGCGCCAGTAGCTGCGCACAGCGCGGAATATACAAAATCTCGCTGGCATAGTGGCGGTGCAAGGCGCATTCCAGCGGCTCGCGCGGCGGTTTATCGGCAGGCGTATGAGGCACGGCAATACGCACCGTTAATCCGCCCAAACGCTCGACAATCTGCAGCGTATCAGCGAGACCCAACCGCGCAACCATATCGGCAGCGAGTTCCGGCAACGGCAGCGCCGCCACATCAGGCGTGGTCACCGTACTTCTCCCGTGCCAATTGCCGCTCGCGTTCGGCTTGTTCGGTCGTCATAGCGCCATAGCGCTCCATATTGGCGATATAACTCAGTTGGTTATGCAGCGGCGTATCCATAATTTCAGCAATGGATTTGGGTTTGCCTTCGCCGCAAGGTTCGCTTGGCCGCGTAAAACCGACGCCTTCCCTTAATTGCCGTTCGCGTTGTTGTTCTTGCTGCGCATCGGCTTTATCGGCTAATCCAAA